TCGCATTATAACGAATGTTATGATCACTGATAAAAAAGGATCAATGATAATGAACGAAACCACCGTGAGACACTAGAGGGCCGTATCCACGCCTCACGCACCGAAGTGAACGTGTTGCGCGGGGTCCCTTAAGGGCGGTGGATTTTAGAACGCCTAGACAGACAGGCCTAAACTCGCGAGTAAAGCACGCAGAGTGTTAGGGTCTGCCTTTTTGAGGGCGTCCTTATAGTCGTTGGCCAGAGTATTTACAACGACGAGGTCAGGGTCAGATTCTGAGGCCTTGACCTTAACGGTCTCACCGTTAGGCGGCTCGGTAGGGAGCGTGGGTCGCTCCTTACGTTCAATACCCAGATTGCCAGTGATGTTATTAGTATCACCATCTAGGTGAGCGTTGATGGAACCGTATGATGGCACACTAGCGCCACCAAAAGTGGTGCCGTTGACTTTAATTATATCGGATTTGATACCAACAACAGAGTCAACGGCCTGAGAGCCTGCGCCAATGATGGCGTTGGGGTAAGGGGCGGCGCTATCAAGTAAACCATGTCCTAAAGTGCAGGGCAACCCATTTCCTCCTGTTACGCTAGGGAAACAGTGAGTAGGGTAGATCTTACTTTCCGCGTCGCGGACATAGGGCATACTGGCAAGGAAGACCCGGTTGGTGCTGGTGTCATCGGTGCCCTGCTTGCCGGTGAGGGTGACATAGGCCGAGGTGTCGGGGTCATACACTTGAAGGATGGCGGGAAAGCCGCCGTCGACATTGGGTCCGACTCCACCAGAGGTAGCAATGTTAACATTAACCTTTCCATCGGTGGCACCATTGACTTTGGCAATGTCAACGGGCAAGGCGTCGTTCACTGCTGTTCCACCGATGCGAGTGATATTAACCCCAACTAAATTATTAGCAAGAGCTGTGCCCATAGCACCGGTCAGGGTAGTGATGGCTGCGCCTGAAAAAGAGCTTACCGAGGTTGGGATAGAGGCCGTGGGAGGAGCCGACACAGAAAGGGCATTGGTAGTGTCGTCCCCCAGGTTGACCACGGGGGCCCCAGTGCTGTTGAGGGCATAATTGAGGGAGCGGACGAAGCCGCCAGGGAAAGCGGTATAAGGCACTTCAGCACCTGTGTCAGGGTCAGTACCGTAAACGCGCACAGGAGCAATATCACCAAGAATAAGCTTGCCCTCGTTGTTAAGCTGCAAGGGGACCACTTTGCCTTCTTTGGTGACTCCATGTAAAATGGGTTTGCTCGCCTGGTTACACTGGACGGGAAGAGGGTAGTTAATCGCACGAGAAATAGCGACTTTACACTCCTTGTGTTCCTGTCCATTAAGGATGCGTTGCATCATGGCACTAATGGAGGCAGTAGGGGGCAACTGGTTTCGAAACTCTATTTCAACCTCGAACTCGAGGGCTCCTAATAAGGGAGAACCGGAGGCCACGCTTTGACCCGCACCTATGATGACAAAGCTGTTGACGAAGCGCAATTCAGAGTCATTGGGCGTGCCAGAAATGAGTTGCACGTAACGCCAGCCAGTAGGTTCACAGTGTAACGCGGGGCTAGGGTCGGATTTAGACAAGCCTATAACAGCCTTCGTCTTGCAATCGGTTTGCAAGACGTCACCATAAGTAGGTGGGGTAGTCATGTAAGTCTGGAGCGCGGGATCGAGGCCCTGTGCCAAGACTAAAGACCCAGTGCTGTTGGCGTCAAAGGCCGATTTGGTCTTATCGACGCGAATGGTCAGTTTTTTAATGCGATACTCTTGCCATTTAACAGCTTCCAAGCTAACGGCGCGGTTAAACTTGAAAGGGTTGATGGGGTAATAATAGTAGTATGCACCAACAGAGTCACCAGGGAACTTGCCGTAGAAAGGGGAAAGTCCATCGGTGGCGCTGAATCTGATCTGGAAATCATAAAATTGACCAGACATGCGAACAGTGGGGCGTTGGGCAGAGCCACGCTCACGCATGTCGCGCGGTTTTAAGGGCACGCTGCCACCAGCAGCCATGGCCCGAGGTGGCAAAGCCATTCTAGGCTTGCGATTCTTGGGCTTAGGGCGAGGGGTAGGCGGGACGCGTGCTCGGCGGGGTCGCGACTGTTGAGGCTTCTTAGCGGGAACGGGTTTCTTTTGTGCCATGATAGGCTTTATGCCGTAGTCCACGGAGCTTGGCATTACCCCAGGCGCTACCAAATCATTTTGGTCTTGGACGCCTGCCACATTAGAAAAGAAAAATGCCATCAAGACGATGATAATAAAAGTCTTGGTGCGATTACGCACTATCCAATCACGACAAGTGAAAACGTGTCGGGGAGGCACAGTAATTGGGCCTCGTATTGGGTAAGGGCACTTAAGGACGAGAGATTGTCGCTCAGCCAAAACGCCGTGCTCCGCCTCGTCGAAGCCTTCAATTTCATAAGACTCGTCGGGGGGAGGTAGACGCGCGTTGACGTGAACCTCAAGATTGTGAGGGAGCAAGCGGTAACTGCCACTACGATGGCGCAAGTACCACTTGCAAGCAGCGGCAGCGTACGTACGTACCCAATGTTTTAAAGGGGCACGACCAGTGATGCGCACGAAGCCAGAGGGATTAGAGGAAGAATGCTTAGGGTCAAACCGGTATAAAGGGACGCGACGCTGCATGAGGTGAGATAAATCCCACGCTTCATGAAAAGCTAACTCTTCAGGAGCTTTTACGCGGCGGAACCAACGTTTATACCAAGGCGTGGTCGAAGGTACCGGGGGGTGGCGCGGTAGTCTGTTCGGTCTAACGGTACACCAGCGCCACATGCGCGTGAAAAACCACGGGCGATCACGAAACTCGGCATAGCGCGCAGCTATTCCGAAGTTGAATTTGTCGTATAGCCGTTGTAAAAGGCCGAACAAAACGTGGAACACCAAGCCACGATTGTCAACTAGCCAAGCAATTGCGCGCAATGCTGTGAAAATGATCAGGGCCCGCAGCATTTGACCACCCAGGCCAGGAAATATGTTTCCATTTAAGGCGTGCATTTCATGGTTAATGGCGGCCATCACGTCAACGTGAATATGCTCATTGAGCCAAGCACCGACCAAAAGCCCAGCATCAACCAAGGACCTGGGGACAGTGGCGATCCGATTAGGTTCTACGAGCCGTGACTGAATAGTATCAGCCAAAGTTGGCAGTCTGAGCTTGCAATCAGATTTTTCGACGTAAGTCTGGATAACGCCCTTAACGACGGGGTTAGTCCAATAAACATACCACAAACTGTTGATGCGCTCCTGCTCATTGATTGGGTCGCGCATGTTGAGCTCAAAACGACTCAACGCTCTGAGAGTTTCAAAGACAGGAGTGAGAACGGGGCCACGGTAGGCGCTGCAAACGTCCTGAAGAGGTCGGAGTCGAGTTTGTAAAAACTCGCAGTCGGCCCAGTCGCGTGGCTTCATCTCCGGAGAAGAAAAAGTCACTCCCAATCCAGATACGTCGACCAAATACTTATCGAAGTCAAACTTGACCAGCCAGCGTTGGCTGAGAGCAAACAAATTGTCGTCGCCGACCAAGCTAGCGAAGACATTGAGCATGTATTCGTCATAATCAGTGTCGGGACGTTGGCAAAGCAAGCCGTACGTCATGATGCCGAAGTTGCAAAAAGTATTGACAATGGTGGTTAGATAATCACCAGAACTGTTGCCACGTGTTTTAGTATACACACGATTGTTGACGACAACAAGGTTATTGATGTTGTCGCGAACGGCGCAAATGACAGCATTGTGGTATACAGTGGGGAAATATTGCAGCATAGGTCGTAGGAAGAAATAAAAAATAATCTCCCTATGCAAACTGGCATCGAAAAACTTGCCGTCGGTTTCGAAAGCGTTGGGGCCATCACATAACTTGCGAGCAGTGATGCAATCATACCAGCGCTGCTTGGAGAATGCGTCCATCCCTACTCGGGAGAAAGAACGTCTATGTTCATCATAAAACCTACCGACGGTGTCGGAAAACAAGCACATTTTAGCGACTAATGAGTCGCTGGGTTGAACGGTTATGGTGCGAGCGGTCTCACTGTGAATTTTCTTCCAAGTGGCTACTTCAAGTTTGCCGAGGCAACCAGCGAAATCGTAGACGTCTTTACCACGCATCCAAGAGGTAAAAACCTTCTTGGAGTCCTCCTTGAGTCCAATCAAGTTGCGGTCAATGAGTTCGCGCTTGGACACCATACCCTGGAGCATGTACTTGTAACCTGCCATGGAATTCAAATTGAGATTCTGCAGTACGAGATCTACGTCGAGGACTAAAGGCCCGATTGGGCCCCTGCAGTAGTCAAAGTGCCGAGTTACAAAGGCACTAGCCTTGTTCATGATAGAAACGACGTAGGTAGGAATGTCCGTGGCGCCGTAGCGAAGGAAGCTAGCGTCAAGAACACCAGGTGTAGGCTTGGCTTTGGCGTACTTGGCGTTAACCTCATCATGGAGGTCTCGGTAATATTGCTTCATGAACAATTCAGGAGCACTATTGCCAGTAGTCAGGACATACACGTCCGACGTGGCGCCGGGTAGGGGGCGGACGCGATCACGGTAAAGACGAACACCTACGCCGTCTTTAACTAAAGGATGATCGGACCAAGAACTAGGCGGCTCTAAGCATTGAGCACTGGCAGGCACAGTTTCAGCCAAACGGCGCATCACGACCCTAGGGTCATTCCAAAGAAGCATAGGTACGCTAGATATGCAATGGTTGGTAGTTTTAGAACCCAACACGTGCATGCCGCGCACAGTGTTTGTGCCAATGTCGATGATGGCAGCGCCGCAGTCACCAGCTTGAGTGTCCATGCCATGGGTAGTCTCAAACGCTACGTCAATAGTCCGCATTTGCTTCAAATCGGGTTCTATGGCGTACATCATTACCGGGCCGTAGCTGACGGACCGACTAAACTTAGCAGACCCAGCGTTGCTGACGCCAAGATTAGTTAAGTGCTTGAGGTTGAGTCGAACAAGGTCAGCATGATTATTGATTTCCAAGTGCTCAACTGCTTTAGTGACGTCCACCCAGGCGCGGGTGGGCCGTGTGTTAGGCACATTGGATCGGACATTACACCATATTTGCATCTTGGTTTTACCATTCTTGGGGTCGAAGTGAGGACCAAAAACATGGCGAACAGTATGTAAGAAGTGATTAGTTTCTGAGCCCTTATCATTGGGGGTTTTGACTTGGGCAACGAACCCATTGCAGAAACCGAGCAAACCATCAACGTCAGTTTTGATAGCAACGGCGTAGTCTGGGGTGTCTTTGGTCTCAGTGCGTGGGGAGGATGCTTCAAGATGTGATTCGCGGTTGGCCCGCTTTTGCTTAGCCCACCCGCGTAGCACACCCAAATCATGTAGAGCGCCATTTTGATAAGTGCGGTCCAGTAAAACATCTTTGCCACCACCCCGGCCCGTAGGGTCAGAGGAGGCGGGAACATGATCAGGTATAACCCACTTAAAGCCTTCGGGGGGGGCATGTTTTATCTTGTAGACATGGTAGTTGTTACGGGAAACGGCCCGAAAACCCTTGAGCTTGGAAGGTACTAGCTTAACGAGCTTGTCAAAGTACTTAGCGTTGATTTCGTCTACAACGCTGACCACTTTGTTGCCGACGTTAGGCAATAACACTGGCTTAGCAGGTGGGGTTGCAGTGGGCGGCACGACGTTTTTGGTCGGGGGTTTCTGCGCAGGAGGAACGTTGTCCTTCACGACAGCAACATCTCCCTTTTTATACCCCCTCTGTGCTACGGTAGTGGCAGGTTCTAGCCCAGCCACGATGGCCAAGCGGTCGCGAACAAGCCGGCACCATCTCTTGAGATTACCTATCACCGAACGCCGATACACGGCAGTGATGGTTTCCTTGTCACCGTAGTATATGCCGTCCCGACAAATGAGGAGGCCGGGCTTTATCTTACGCTGAACGGACGCCGGTAGCTTGGTCTCTTTGATTACCAAGCCTTGTTGAGCTACAGGGTCACCAGCGTAATCGTTGAGACCGACGTCGTCGTCGGCAGCGCCCCAATCATCACGATCATCGTGATCTTCATTAGCGCGGTCATCTTCAGAATCATCCTGATCAAGGTCATCATAGCCGTCGAGGTCATCATCATCAGAATATTCGTGGTAATCATCGTAACTCTCCTCCTCAGTGGGGTCGAGCCATACGTAATTACCGTCATCACCTAGATAGTAGACGTCGTCAGACTCATGAAATCGCATTAGATTGTTGTGCATGTTGTCAGGATCGACCTTTATCTCTTTGAAGTGACCTGGCTTGCCGCCCTCACCCTGTTCATAGGTGAAAAGACGGACTTTGCCGCGGATCATGCTAGCGAGGTTGTACTTACGGGTCTTAGCCTTGCGTTTAGCATGGTGGCGATGAACTCGGAGTCGACGTCGAGTCTTTCCTTCGCGTGCAGCCTTATCATTGGGCAGCACGTAAAGGCCTTTAGAAGAGACGCAAATGAAGCGAATGGGGTTTCCAGCCTTATCAGTGATGGGTTTGACCGGGGCCTTGGTCCCCGCCTCGTGGACATCCTTGCGCCACAAGAGGTAGCCAGCTATGCCGCCAGTTAAGACTGCGGCAATGCCCAGACCATACCGAAAAGTTGAAAGTCGTTGGGTTATCTGAGAACAAGCATCGGCAAGGCCTTGCTTGTCGGCCTTGTGGATGGAGATCTTCTCAGCCTTGTTGATGGCAGTGGTCACCTTCTCAATGTCACGCTTAGGAGTCTTAATAGAGAAAGCATCAAGTATGAGCATGTAGGCCATGGAGGTGATCAAAGTGTTGCGCAAGTAGCTGAGGGCAACAGACCCGGAACGGTTGTACAACCCAGTAGATACGATGGTGACCACAGGTAGCACAACTCGCTGCATTGCGTCGACGATGGATGGATATCCCCGCTGTTGAAACAAGGGCTTCACGATTACGGCCGTAGCGAATACAACAGACGCAGCGGAGGTAATTTCATCGAACGTGACGGGCCGCTCAACAGGGATGAGGCCAGACTCAGACCCACTGTAAACTACAATACTCTTGGAGTTCGGAGGGGCGGCATGGTCACGAACGTGATTGATCGCACCAGCAATGAATGACTTTACGGACGATACGGATGGCATGCTCAACAATGAAGGAGCGCCGTCATCAATGCTGATGTCAAGGCTGGCGGCGAGAGGCACTTCACGCCGCTTGCCGAATGTGACGGCTGCATATGCTCCGCAGTAAGCGAATGAGCATAATTGGAGTAGCAATGCCAGTCCTGGGTTCGCAAAATTGGCTATAATGCTACACACGAAGATGAACATTGACTTGCCGATAACCATTAACACCGGTTCAGCACTCATGGAAGCATAAATGCTGTTCGTGACGTTCTCGAACATCCCACCATCGTAGCTACGAAAGTTTTGCCACAATGGGTCACTGCGGGGTAGCGCCAAAAACACCTTGCTGACCACACCGATCTTGCTATGGACATTGAAACCAATAGCAGACAATCGATATTGCGCACGGGTTAAATCGACGTCGGGCACAGTCAGATTGCTCTCAGAAACCGCAGCACGGGTGGCCCAATTAAGGACAGCTTTGCCATCACTAAGCCGGGCGCGCCACTCATTATAACCCCGATATGCCAAGCTGATTTTCTGCCAATCAGTTATTATGGTAGCAGCAAACATTATGGGGGCCATATCAGACAAAGCTTGAACAATGCGAGCACCGTCAGGGGTGCCATTCTTAACACGGTAGCGAAAAGACTTGGCATCTGCAAACCATGCGCTGAACTCGCCAGAAGACTCGAACCGGCTCGTGTCGAGACATTTGAGCAGAAGGCGGCTGATATTGATTATCTCGTCGCAATGATCCGGATGACAGGAAGTAGTGGTACACGAAGACATGAGAGCATTCTTGGTCAAATTGTTAGCAACATTGTCGAACTGATCAGTTTTAGGTATGCTCACGCGACGCTTGTTCATCAAGTCAATCAGCCACACCAAAAATCGAGTGGTTATCTCGACGCCCTGAAACACGCCATCAGGGTTATTGCAGCATTCACACTTGTCTTTGACGAAGCCATGTAGGCAACGGACAACCCCTGAGTTAACAAAAGGCTGGAGTTTGGATTCGCCAGAATTACCAGCGGGAGTTTTAGCCTCACCGTGGCAGGTGGGGCAAGTGAGCTGATCCCGACCGTGTTGGCATGTTTTGGCCTCGGTAGGTACAGAGACGTGTTTAGCATCGAGTTGATCCCGATCACTAGAAGTGATGACCCTCTCAGAGGGTAGAGAGAACTGCGCATTGCGCGCAGGAGATTCAGAAGCCCCAGAAGAGGGGAGAGTGAGGTTTCCCGACACAATAAGTTGGGAAGAGTTAGGTGAAGCACCAGAAGGTGCAACGAGATTACCACCCGCAGCTGGCGTAGCCTCACTGGAGTTACGGAGGGGTAAGAAAACTTCTAACACTTCCTCCTCATCATCAGGCAAAAGATTGCCGGTACGTTGGAGAATTTCAGCATCTTCATCATCAGCCATCACTTCATCGAGGTCCAACGGATCTGACTCGCCGTAAAGGGCAGCGACGTTCTCACTCCCAGCGGGATTTGAGCCCGGTGGGGGAAAAACGTCGCCAACTTTTGCGTCAGC